GCGCATGTTGATATCTGTGCAGAGCGTTATGAACAAATGGATAATAAAATGAACACTATGGAATTAAGACTTGCAAAGGTTGAATCCATAGTCAGCGAGATCAAATCTATGTTGATCGAGAAAGAAACACTGGCTTATAAAAAACTCGTTGGCTTAGGAATTGGCATTATTGGCTCACTATTAACGGCACTTTTGGGACTTATATTATATGTGGCAAAAGCGCATAGTTAATTGACACGAGGCGCAGCGTTATGCTATTGTAATATTATGATAGATGAAACCGCAACTCTCAAAAAAATCAAACAATTCGTCACGGAAGAATACAATCATTTGCCCAATAAAGGCGCAATGGTTGTAAAATCCGTGGGGAATGGATATCAAGTTAATAATATAAATGTTAAACTTGATAATAATAATTGGCAAGTAATAAAAGAAAATAATGTTATTGCATCCGTTCGTCAACGACGAGTTGCTATTTTACTTGCAGCGTTGGTAAGTAAAAAATATAATCGCTATTTGGAAACAGCAACTGCAATTGATAAACAATTAGATATATATCTTGCTGATAAACAAATGTATTCAATAAGACATAAAAACAATCCAGACAATCTTGTTTATCTGCATAGACTTGAAAAAGCAGAAAATCAATTGTCATTGCTTAATGATCAATTACACGAATTAGAGAAAACTGTCTCACTGCAATAAATACATACAAATATAAGGACAACACTATGTTTGTTAAAGAATTTGGTCAGGTCAGTGCTGCAGAACTTAATCAGCAATTGGACAAAGTTTATAAATGGAAACTTGATCTTAAAAAGATTAATGAGAACGATGCATCATCAATGCTAAAAACTCTTGGTAATAAGATTAAGAATATTCGTAGCACTAGTCAGGCTCATCATGCTGAACGCAATCCACAATATATGGAAGCAGTCATGGTAAGTAAAGTTTTAGAAAGTTGGAAAAACGAAATGGCACATAATCGTCAGGTAATCGCAGAACATTATCGTGCTATTGATGAATACTGCTCTATCACTCTTAATGAACGTGAATTATCACCTAGTGAACTTAAAAAGCGTGAGCATTATGCAAAGGCTCTTAAAGGCAAGAAAGGCGATTTTGAAAAGCGTTATGGCAAGCGTGGACAGGAAGTTATGTATGCTACTGCTACAAAAATGGCAAAGAATGAAAGCATTGAATTGCCACCATCACTTCCATCATTTATCATTGAAGGCGAAATTGAGCAAGCACGTGTTACTATGGCTGCTCGTGATCTTGCTGATACAGTTCAGGATATTGTTGAAAAAATTAGCAAGATGCAAAATGAACAACTACCAGCACTTGTTAGTGCCATGAAAGACCAAGTTGGCATTGATCAAGCTAATCAGTTCAATCAATCAACTGGTGGTACCCTACAACAACTCCTTGATGCAGCAAATACTGCTCGTGATGCGTTAGATAACGCAAGTCGCGGTGTTTATAACGGTGGCGAAGCAATGGGCGCACCAACTGATACCGACATTAATACTGCTGGTATGGGTGATGATATGAATTCTCCTATTGGCGGAGATGAAGCAATCACTCCTCCAACAGGTGCAGAAAGTGATCTTAATGCTGCTGATAGTGCAGTTGGTGGACCAGAAGAATTTGGTCGTGGTCGCAGATAATGAAACTACTTGAAGTTGCTCCAGATTTTGTAAGAAGTGAAGTGGGAACACTTATGACTATCTTACAATATCTGGAAAGCAGAGTTAAACCTGGTACTGCAATTCCAATGAACAACATTGTAAAGTTAATGAATAACGCTGGTTATGCATTTAATTTTGAATTGTTAAAAAATATGTTAGATGATGAAAAAAACAAAAGTTTAAAAGATATGATAGGTGATGCGAACGAAACTAGCATCACTCTTGGAAAAGAAACACCCGATGATGATGAATCATTAGATAATGCATCGCCTGATACTGAAAAAACAGTAGACAAAATGGCAAGTAACGCAAGTAAGTTTTAATCTAAATACTTAATGCGTGTAAGTGATCTTGAGCAATTAACAAATTTTCACAGCAAACTGAACCCACAGTTGTGGGAAAATAATCGCTTGAAACCGCAAGTACGTCTTGCCCTATTCAAGATTGCAAAAGAATTTCTTGCTTTTATTAATATTGCTGATATTAGATTAACTGATATTACAATTAGTGGCAGCAACGCAAGTTTTAATTATACTCCAATGAGCGATATAGATTTACACTTAATTGCAGATATAAATGGTCCATGTGAAGTAGACCTTAAAGAAATGTTTCTTGCCAAAAAAAGTGCATTTAATGATCAACATGATATTACTATATTCGGACATGCGGTTGAAGTATATGTTCAGAACAGTGATGAAAAACATATTTCTAATGGTATATACAGTGTTTATAATGATAACTGGTTAAAGTTTCCTAAGAAAATTAGTGCTCAACCAGATGTATCTAATATTGAAGACAAATATGAATACTTGCATAATGAAATTGATCAGGCAGTAGACAGTGGTGACCGTGAAACAATTGACCGATTAAAAAAGAAAATTAAAACTATGCGTCAAAGCGGTCTTGAACGTGATGGCGAATATGGTGTTGATAATCTTGCTTTCAAGTTGTTACGCAATGCAGGTGATATTGAAAAATTATACAATGCTGGTATTGAAGCAACAGATGATGAATTAAGTTTGAGTGAAGGTAATCAATTTACTGGTGCTCTGGCTGCTGCTCGTGAAGCAGGACATAGCGAATTTACTGTTGGTGGCAAAACATTCAAAGTAAAAAAGAATAGAAAAGCCAATAAATAATTACGGAGTCACATATGTTTAATGCTACCAATGCCAGAACACAAAGTATAGATAACCAAACAGTAGAAACGGAAATTCTTTTACTAAATCTTAATATTATGAAAGCAGTTAATAGTAACAACGTTACTACTGTTTTGTCTGGCAATACTGTTACACAAGTAAGTAGTGCAAATATTACTGGTAGCCCAATGACACTTGATCCAAACTATTATAATAGTTGGCAAACAATTACTGCAAATAATGTATGTGCTGGGCAGATGCAAAGTGTGTTGGATAATTTTAACACATTAGGTTATACTATCAGCCGTCAAAGTTATGATGGTACTCACATTTATTGGCAAATTTCTTGGTAATAAACACTTGACAGATTAAAAAATCTGTGGTAGTTTATAACTATGACAAATCCATATGTAATGCAAAATTCGCTGTATGATTATAAGAAAATCACACGTAAAGAAACCAATGAAGGTCGCAGATATCAAACGCCAGATGGTGATATTGTAGCAAGTGTTACAACTATCCTTGACAAAACAAAGCCAAAAGAAAAAGTTCAAGCACTGCATGAATGGAAAAAACGAGTAGGTGTAGCAAAAGCCCAAGCTATTACAACAGAAGCTGCTGGTCGTGGAACCTCCATGCACAAGCAGTTAGAAAACTGGCTTGAAACTGGCGAATTAAAAACGGGTGGAAATCTTGTTCACCAACAGCCAGCAAAGATGGCCAATGTTATTATTGATGAATATCTTAAAGGACAACTTCAAGAATATTGGGGTATGGAAACTGCGTTATACTATCCCCAACTTTATGCTGGCACAACTGATTTGGTTGGAATATATAATGGCAAACCATCCATTGTAGATTATAAGCAAACCAATAAACCCAAAAAAACTGAATGGATTCACGATTATTTCATTCAAGGTGCTGCGTATGCTGCTGCCCACAACCAACTATTTGGTACTAATATTTCACAAATTGTTATCCTTATGTGTTCTAAGGACTGTGAACCACAGCGTTGGATAATCACTGGCGACGATTTTGATCATTGGACAGGCGTTTGGTGGGATAGAGTCTGGGAGTTCTATGCGGAAAAACCATAAATATCTCTAAAGTGAGATATACGTATGTCAATTGTCCAGATTTCAAGAATCCAGCATCGTAGCGGTTTATATGAAAATCTACCCCAGTTAAGCAAAGGTGAATTAGGTTATAGCGTAGACACCCGCCAATTATTCATTGGCAATGGTCTTATTACAGACGGCGCACCAGAAACAGGTAATACTGAAATTCTCACAGAATTTAGCGATGTACTTTCATTGGCTAATACATATTCTTTTAAAAATACTGACGCTGGTTACAATCCACAAACTGGTAATGCAAAACAACAATATAATGCTATTGCATATAATGGAACAATATATGTTGTTGTTGGAACTGGCGGTAATATCTTAACCAGTATTAACGGAACAACCTGGTCTAGTACAGTAAGCGGAACAACAAATAGTTTACTTGATATTGCATATGGGGCAGGAGTTTTTGTTGCTGTTGGTTCAAACGGTACGGTTATATATAGTTCAAATGGAACAACCTGGGCAGTAAGTGGTGCAGTATCATATACTAATCTCAATGCTGTAACTTATGCAAATGGAAAATTTGTTATCGTTACATTGCTTGGTGGAATTTACACAAGCGCAAATGGCGTCACCTGGACTGCGCAAACTAGCGGTGTTGGCGTAAGTCTCAATGGCGTTGCTTATGGCAATAGTAAATGGGTTGTGGTTGGTCATAATGGTGTTGTTTTATCAAGCAGTGATGCAATAACATGGTCAAATCAAACTATTACATATCAAGACTTGTTAAATGTACGATATGTAAGTGATTCTACAAATAGTTTCGTTGCAACTGGTGCTGGCAATAAAATATTTTATAGCAGCAATGGCACAACATGGAATCGTGGCTTAGTTGATGCATTTGTAAACAGTACAAATGATAATACCTATGTTTATGCTATTACAAGTTGGGGTGATGTTTATAGAAGCAACGGCAGCACATTAACCTACTTAAGCAATGTACTTGGCGTTGCTGGTGGCATACAAGGAACAGGCGAAAACTTTACATATATCTATAATAATGGATATGGTCTGTTTACAGTTCTCAATGGCAGTGGTGGTATATACACAAGCAGTAATGGTGTAAATTGGACAAGTAGAACAAGTGGTGTTATAACAGGATTAAATGGCGTATGGTACGATAATTCTAGCACAACCTGGACTGTTGTAGGTGATTCTGGTGTTATATTAACAAGTACTGACGGAACTACATTTACAAGCAGAACAAGCGGTACGACAAATAATTTATTAGCAGTTATTAGAGCAGGTGGCGCAACTTGGATTGCGGTTGGTGCCAGTGGAACAGTTGTCAATAGTTCAAATGCTACAACATGGACAGTTGGAAGTAGCGGTATTTCAAATGATCTTCGTTCTCTAACTGTTGCAAGTCTCGGTGGAAGCAGCTATAATGTTCTTGCTGTTGGAAAAGGCGGCATCGGTATTGCAACTACCCAAGTTTCAAATTATACTACTTGGACTGCGGCTATTAATAACAGTGCAACTGATCCGTATAACAATACTGTTTCTCTTTCTGATTTGAATGATGTAACATATCAAAATATTAACAGCATAAACTATTATATTGTAACAGGTGACCATGGGGTTGTCGCAATAAGCACAGATGGCACAACTTGGCTAACAAAAATTACTAATACTTACAGTGATTTATTGAGTGTTTCTTTTGTTGGTACCTATCTGTTTATTGTTGGTGATAATTCACTAACTTTCTTAACAAGCCAAGATGTGTCAACATATAAAGCAACAACAGTTTACTATGGTGCCAATTTACTTTATCCTGATCTTAATGATGTTGCTACAAATGGTTCATATAATGTTGTAAGTGGACAATATGGTTATCTATACTGTGCAACAAATCAATTCAAATATTGGCATAAATGTCCAACTACTTTGAATTATAGCACTATTGGTATGGGATATTATAACAACAATTATTACGCTGTTGGTTCCAACGGTCAAATTTCTTATAGCGCAGATGGAAACACTTGGACAAGCCAAAGCTATAGCTATGGTGGTTCTACAACTATCCGTAGTTTACAAAGAAAACTTGATGATTTTGTAAGCGTAAAAGATTTTGGTGCAAAGGGTGACGGTGTAACCGATGATACAGAAGCAATTAATCGTGCAATGTATGAATTATATTGTCGTACAACTAGTTTAGCAGCAAAGAAAATTTTATACTTCCCAGCAGGCAATTATATTGTAAGTGGCAGTATCAATGTTCCAAGTTATGCTAGAATTGAAGGTGAAGGAACATATAATACACAAATTACACAAACTGCAAACCCATACATTTATCCATATATTACCTGGGTTATGTATACTGCAGACAATAAACAACAGATTCAAAATCTTATCGGATTAAATGGTGCATCATTGCCAAATGATATTACTATTACCAATTTAACCTTAAAAAGTTTGAATGATGGTATTATTGTTGATAGTGCTAGCCGTGTTACGCTTAACAATGTAAGATTTCAAGGACCAATTAGTACTGTAACAACCTTAACAGATTCTAATAATGGAAATACTACTGCTGGTGTAAAGATACTTGGTCGCAGTCTTGCTTTTGCTAGCGATGTTAATGTTGTAGATTGTTTGTTCAATGGATTTAATGTAGGTGTATATTTGCCTGCTGCTCAATATGCTTCTAACGCACTATTTGATAGCAATACTTTTTATAATTTGTATTATGGCATTTACTTAAACGGTAGTAGTACAAAAGGATTTACATTAAGCAATAGTGTAATGGATGCAATTTATGCTAATGGTGTTTATGTAACTAATAGCAGCAATTTTACCAGTTTTGCAAATTACTATAAAGATGTTGGCGATCATTTGACAGGTATCAATAATCCACAGACTCCTGTAATTTATTGGGATTCAACTGCAATTGGTTGCGCATCTATTGCAGATAGTTATGACAGAACAGATGAAAATATTACTGTTGAAACTATTAATACCGTAGAATGGAATTATAGTAGTGGATTGCGATTAGGAACAATTCAGCATAACATGGGTAAGTCACTGTCACTTGCTGCAAGCACTACTGCTGCACTTGGAACAGGGTATGATAGTTTTGCAAGTCAAGTTGCTGGTTTACTAGTAGATTATACAATTAGCAGAAACGGCGGAGTTCGTAGTGGGACATTCAAATTTAGCTTGACAAGTG